AATCCCACCAAGTGCTGTAAATAAAATTAAAAGAGGTTTAGGAAATTTTGCTAAAGGTATAGTAATTAAAACTCAAACCAATTCTAAAGAAGTAATTAGAAAAGTTGATAAATTTGAAAGTGCATTAGAAAGAGCAATTGACAAAGGTGTTAAACAAGCTGGTTTTCAATTATTAAAAATAATTAGAACTAAAACACAAAAAGGAATTGATTTTAATAGCAAACCTTTTGCACCTTATAGTGAGGGTTATTTAAAGAGATTACAAAAAGAGGGAAAAGAAACTAATGTTGATTTATGGTATTCAGGAAAGATGTTAGGTGCTTTAACGCCAAATCAAGCATTAACTAAAACAGGAAAACATAAAATTACACTTGGTTTTGCTAGAGCAGAAGAAAGAAATAAAGCTTTATGGAATCAAGTAATTAATAGTCCTAAAAGAGAATTTTTTGGCTTTAATAATAGAACAGAAAAGATTATAAACAAATCATTCAATCAATTTATTGAAAAAGAATTAAAGAGAGCAAGAATATGAGCGTAAGAGAAAACATAGCAAGTAATTTATTAACAGTAATATCTAATATATCTAGCCCAGATATTAGAAAAGCTACAAGACAACCTTTTATTATTGACGAACTATCTGCACAACAATATCCAGCAGTAATAGTTCAAACGTCAGAAGAAAACAGAGATGATTCAGAGATGGGTAGTGGTGCTAAAACAAGAATAGGTACAATAGATTTTGTTGTATTAGGTTTTGTTAAAGGTGCAGAAGATAATATTGATACTGCTAGAAATCAACTAATCACTGCTATTGAAACAGCTTTAGAAACAGACCCTACAAGAAACAATAACGCATTAGATACAGAGGTCATTCAAGTAGAAACTGACGAGGGTAGCTTGTTTCCTGTTGGTGGAATAAGAATGACAATTAGATGTATGTATGAATATCAATCAGGTACACCATAATGGCTAAAGCAAATAAAGTAATAGATCAAGTTGAAAGCAAACTAGACGATATAGAAAAATTAGTAGATGAAATATCTCTATTATGTATGGACGCTAGAAAGAAAATAGATAACTTTAAAGAAGATGAAAGTAACGAAGATATAGAGCAATTTCCTGAACTTGATGAGTTCAATGATCTTGACGAAGAAGAAGATAAATAGTAAAAGGGCTTATGGCTAAAGATATTAAATTATATAAAGGTAATTCAGAGATAGTTATTAATGAATCTAATCTTGAACATTTTTTAAGTCTAGGGTATAAGCAAGAAAAACAACAACAATCTAAAAGTAAAAAGGAAACAAAATGGCAACACATCACGGAAAAGAAGGAGTTGTAACTGCTGGTGGAACAGCTGTTGGAGATCTAACAGGCTTTACACTAGAAACTTCAGCAGACGTAGTTGAAGATACAGCTTTAACAGACGCAACGAAATCGTTTTTAGCAGGAAGAACTTCATTTTCAGGAACTTTAGAAATGAACTTTGATGAAACAGATAGTGCGCAAGTTACTTTACTTGCTGGTGCTTCAATCTCATTTATATTACTCCCAGAGGGTAATGCAAGTGGGACAGAAGTTTTTCAGGAACAGGAGTAATTACAGGAATGTCGGTTACAAACTCAATGGACGCAGTAATTTCTAGAAACGTAACTTTTCAAGGAACAGGTGCACTTACAATAGGAACTGTATAATCTTAATTTATGTCAGTTATTGATATTGCGAAATCGCACTTTGAATCTTTAGGCGTTCAATCTATTGAAGTACCTGAATGGAAAGACGAACATGGCAATGCAACGATATTGTATTGGAATCCTATAAACCTTTCTGAAAAAAATACTTTATTCAAAAAGTCTGATAACTTGAATGATGTAAGTATTCTTGCAGACATTGTTGTTATGAAGTCTTTAGATAAAGATGGCAAGAAAGTGTTCAAGGCAGAAGATAAACTAGCACTAATGTATAAAGTAGATTCTGACGTTCTTTCAAGAATATCGTCAGCTATGGTACAAGCCATCACTCCAGAGCAAGTAAAAAAAAACTAAAAAATTCCATAGAATTAAAAAATTTACTTATCGTTGCAGATAGGCTAAAAATAACTTTATCTGAACTTCTCAAAATGGAAGTTTGGGAGTATAATCATTGGTTAGGATTTATGCTTTTAGAACAAGAGGAACAAGAAGCTGAAATAACAAAGAGCAAACATAGATAATGGCAAATTTAAAAATTAACATATTAGCACAAGATAAGACTAAAGGTGCATTACGATCTGTTAAAGGTGGACTTGCTTCAATTAAAAATGCTGTATTTAGTTTAAAAGGTGCGTTTATAGGTTTAGGTGGTGCTGTTGCTTTAAGAGGTATTGCTAATGTTGGTTCGAACTTTGAAGATTTAAGAGATTCACTTTCATCAGTAACAGGGGGCGTTAAACAAGGTGCAGAAGCATTTGACTTTATAACTAAGTTTGCACTTAAATCACAATTTAGTGTAGAACAATTAACAACTTCATTCATAACACTAAAGGCTTCAGGAATTGCACCTACTGAAAAACTTCTAAGAATGTTCACTGATACATCTGCTGTAACGACAGATCAACTAGGAACACTAGACGCAATGACTAGAGTTTTCTCTAGAGGTATTCAAGGTGGTTTAGGTTTGGAAGAACTTAACCAAATCGCAGATAGAGGTGTTCCTGTATTTAAAATACTAGAAGAACAATTAGGTATTACTAGATTAGAAATTGCTAAATTTGGTCAAACAACAGAGGGTGCTAGAAAAATATTAACTGCATTAGAAGTTGGTTTCGATAAAGCGTTTGCTGGTGCTACACAAGAAAAATTAGATAACTTATCAACTTCATCTTCAAATTTAGGAATTGCTTTTAGAGGTGCTTTAGATGACATAGGACAAGCTGGTTTTAGTGGTGCGTTAACTAAAATGAATAATACACTTGCAGAAACTTTAACAGCGTTAGACCCTGTAATTAGAACATTAGGAAAAGGATTAGGTGTAGTTGTTACAGGAATAACGAAACTTTTAGAAAAATTAAATAGAGCAATCATGGTGTCTGCTGATTTGTATGAATCGTTAAGAGAACTATTAGGAATACCAATACCTAAAATTCCTGAAATTCCTATCAATAAAGGTAAATTAGAAGATGCTACAAAAGAAATAAAAAAACAAAAAAATATATTCCAAAAGGTAGGCGAGGTTTTAAAAGAAGATGTTAATAAACGTGTTCAGAATATGAAAAATGGATTTGAAAATATTCATAAAACTATTTCAAAAGGTGTTGTAGATGGGGTTCAAAAAATGTCTAGAGCAATGGCAGAAACTTTTGTTATGGGGAAAAACTTTGCTGAAACATTAAAACAAATAGCACAAAATGTAATGGTAAATATTATTGCACAACAAATAGAATATTTAACTTTATTAGCAATACAGAAAATTTTTAACAAAGACGATAACGACAAACAAGTACAAAAAGATAATTTAATAAGAAAACAAAATACAAACTTAAAAAGACAAATTGCTTTACAGATGTTTTTAAACGCTATCGGTGGTGGTGGTGGGGGTGGAAACCCATTAAAGATGTTTGCTAGTGGTGGTTCAGTTAGAAAAGGACAACCAACTATTGTTGGAGAGCGTGGTGCAGAATTATTCGTACCTAATTCAACAGGACAAATACAACAAAATGCTAGAGGAACTTCTCAACAAGGTGCAACAGTTAATTTTAATATAAATACAGTTGACGCTTCAGGCTTTGAAGAATTATTAGTTCGATCAAGAGGAACTATAACACAATTAATTAACAATGCTGTTAATGAGAGAGGGGCTAAAGCTATAATCTAATGTCAGGTGCTTTTCCAATATCAACTTCTAAATTTGAAACTTTAGGAATAAAGTCTATTCAAAATACTATTATTTCAAAAACTGTATCTGGTAAAAAACTTGCTAGACAAATAGACAATCAAAGATTTGCATTCACAGTTAGAATAGTTACAGCAACTAGATCAGATGTTTATGGAGAGTTAATGGCTTTTATAATCAAACAAAGATCAGGCAAAGAAAATTTTACAATTATCCCACCAGAAATAGAAGATGCAAGAGGTAATGAATCAGGAACAGTATTAGTTAATGGTGCTCACGCAGTAGGAGATACAACGATTGCTATGGACGGACATAATAATGATGGAACACATAAATTTAGAGCTGGGGATTTTTTAAAGTTTGCTTCACATAATAAAGTATATATGGTTGTAGCAG